ACCAGAGTCGTTGAGTCCCTCGACCAAGGCAGAAATCAAGTCCAAGGGGATAAGATCCGATGCAGCAGTAAAATCGCTGGAAAGGACCACTCCTTGAGAACCAATAAATCTGTCAAGGCATGCATTGATGTCCCCCGCAAGAATGTCACGGATGGCTGGGTCTTTTCTAAGACCACGGAACAGCCGTCTACGAACTTGGTGGCCAAGGATTATATCAGGAGCAGAGCTCTTGGTAACGATCCTAGCTTTCAAGCCGAACTCTGGCACTACTTCAACCTGAGCTTTTGGATACTCATCCCAAGGGATCACTGATTCACAACAAGTTGTGAGCCGGCGACCCGCAAGGATTCGTTCCCAAAGTTCAGGAGAGACCGTGTCAGGACGTTCGCATTCAAGCGGAGGTGCATCATCCCCCCCAAGAGCCTCTCTAACCCATTCAGCTTGACCACCCATTTCCCTTGTCTTTTCAAGACAGGAAGAGTCGGTGAGCGAAAGCTCATCGACAGGATGTGTGTCAAGCCGTCTGGTTGCCCACAATTTCGCAAATTTCCTTGCTTTCACAAGGTATCTTTGTGGAGTTGTGTGCACGCTAGAGAGGCGCTCCCTATGGTCTAGTTTTGCTCTTTGCACGGTCCTTTCTGGTGGACCGGGTAAAGCTCTCTTAATGAAAGAGAGTTGAGCAGTGTCCTTAACGGGAACACTACCAAACCATGGGTGGGTGATCCTCCTATCTTCTATCCAACCGATCCGAGCTAATGAAGCAAGCTTCTTTAGTTCAGATAAGGCAAATTCGACGCCAGAATGTCGAGCCGCCTTTCTCACTTTCGTGAGACAGCGGATGAAAGTAGGAGAATTAGCACTAGGGCTGAGGGATAGATCACTTGCATGGTCGCAGGCTCGAAGAGCCCGTTCACATGCATTGAGTCTATCACTCGAAGAGTCTCCGATCCGACTGGAGGCTCTTCTGCGCACGCTAGCTACAGCGTTATCAGAACCATCTTGGGGATCACCCAAGGAGTTCTGTACTGCAGGTTGCGCCGACATTCCCCCTCTTAACGAGGGTGGAGGCGTAGCTTCAGTAGTAGCATGGTAAGAGGGTCTGAGGAAACTAATACCTGAATCAATCAGGTTTTGGATCTTTAGACAGACGACCCTTACGATGGAAACTAAAGTAACTACTTTGGGATTACTGAGAAAAGGCTGTCAACCTAATACCCACCTGGACCGCTAGAAG